TCATAAGAAAAGCTCATAAAAGTTTGTCAACTAAAACTCATAGCCCTGTGTACACAGGATTCTTTGCTTCAAGCTGGAAGGTACAGACAACTGGTGTTAGACCTAAAGATGATATTAGAAAATTTAAACCCTGGTCTAATATTAAAAAGAATAGTACTAAGTCAATTAATGGTAAATGGGTTAGCACAAGACCAAGCAATCCAACTATACGAATAAGGTATCCAGTTACTAGAACGTTCAATATTAATAGACCTGTTTTTATTGGAAACAGAGCAACACACGCTGCTTTTGCCTTGGAAGGTGGTAAAGTTCAAAATTTCATACAAGGTCGTTTAGGTAAAATTATTAAAGACACTATGAAAGAAAAGAAAACAAAAGGTAGAATATTCTTACAAGCAAGGCAAAGTCCTGGTTTTGGTAGCATCGGTAAATCAGCATCATCTACGGAGCTTAATTTATGAGTTTAAAAAATACCCGTGCTGCATTTGAAAAAGCGGTTACTGATGCCGTTTTAGATGGCGATCCAGAAATATCAATGGTTTATGACAACTTAAATTTTAATACTCCTGGTCAAGAACAAAAATATGTAGTAATGAATGTAAATTATTCACAATCAACTATTCAACCTCATGGTGCAGCTTTAGATTATTATTCTGGAGTTATTCAATGCAATATTCATGTTCCTAAAAATGTTGGAACAAAAGTATTAATAGAAATTGCAGAGAAAGTTATAGATGGATTAACTTCCGTAAATGCTTCTGATTATACTGATACTTTTTCAGTAAAACCTAGAGTGCAAGATATGGTAGGACCAAGTTTATTAGATATTGAAGAAAGAAGTCATTTCGTTGGCGTAATATCTTGCCAATTTTCAGCTAATGCCTAGTATAATAGAATAGCATTGTATTATTTATGACTAGAGCAGTTGAACTTCTGAAGAATAGTTTTGGTGTAAGCCAGCTATATCAACATGACGTAGTAAAAGATGGAACACTAATTCTAAGCGTTTACTGGCATCCTCTTACTATTGCTGAGAGAGAATCAATAACAAAAAAATCAGATGCTAACGATCCAAATGATTTTGCATTGGCTTTAATGATTACAAAGGCATTAGACAAAGAGGGTAATAGACTTTTTCAAGATGGAGATAAAGCCTCTCTCAGAAGAGAAGTTGAAGCAAATATTTTGCAAGAAATACAATTAGCAATGATAGAAGCTGGTCAAACTAAGGAGGTATCAGAGGCTAAAGCCGACTTGAAAAGCTAATAATGATTGGAAGTTTATCTTTTCATTAGCTAAAGAATTAGGAAAAACTGTTGCTGAACTTTCAGAAACTTTAACTGTAGAAGAAATGATAGGTTGGGCTGCTTATGCAGAAATTGAACACGAAGATTTTGAGAAAGCACAACAAGAAGCACAAAAAGGTAGTGCTTTAAAAGGGAAAAGAGGTAGAATGAGATAAATGTTTTGATTTTAAGAAGTGGCTAATTATGAAGTTAATTTACAAGTAGCCCTAAAAGGTGCTGAAAAAATAAAGCAATTAAGAACAGAGACTCAGGCTTTATCAAAGGATATTAATAAATTTAATAGAGCAGTTGATAAGAAGATGGGGAGAAAAAAGAATGAAGGTAGTTTTGTTCAGAGTTTTAATAATTTATCAAAAGAGGTAAGCAATGCTAGAGCACAACTTAATAAGGCTGCTATTGGTACGGACCAATTTAATAAAGCAGTAGAAAATGTAGTAAAAGTTGAAGAAGAGTACAATAAGGAATTAAAAAAAAGAGATAGAGCGTTAAGAGTACAAAGAGTTGCACAAAAAAAAGGAATTTCGCTTGCAAAAGCAGAATTAGTAGTAGAAAGAGAACTGGCAAAAGCTAAAGACGCAACAGCTAGAAAAGAAAGAGGCAAAAGATTTGGTCAAACTATATCTAGTGCAGCTATTGGTGGAGCTTTTCCTTTATTATTTGGGCAAACAGGAGCAGCAGCAGTTGGTGGTGGACTTGGTGGACTTGCTGGTGGAGCTATAGGTGGACAGTTTGGTTTTGCTTTATCTATTGTTGGTACTGCTTTAGGCACAGCTATTGATAAAAACGATAAATTTAATCAATCATTAGCTGCTTTAAACGTTCGTTTTTCAGAGGTAAGCAGTAGTGCTCAACTTACAGCAGAAGATATTGATAAAGTTGCTAAACGTCTAAGAATTACAAAAGAAGAGGCTTTTGGTGTATTAGGAGCTTTTGCACAATTTGGTTCTGGAAATATTGCAAAATCTTTAACAGAAATTTTTGGAGCTGATTCAGGAGCGTTTGACTCTTTAGCTGTTGCAAATAGACAAGCTCAATTAGCTAATGAGATTTTTGAAGCTAGAACAAAAATAGGTAATGAAGTTGCTACACAATTATTACAACAAAATTTAATAACTGATGGTGCGACTATTGAATTAGCTTTAGCAGAAGCTAGAGCAAAAGCAGAAAATGATATTGCTGTTGCAAAAGCAAAACAAATAACATTTACCGATAGATTTAGAGATTTTGGTGAAGAGTTGTTGTTTAGAGGAGGTGGTGATGCTTCAAGATATGGAGAAGGTAGAGCAAATAAATTACAAGAAGAGTTTGAAAAAGGTAGAAATAAAAGAATGAAAGATTTTAAAGAAGCATTAGATCAAGTCAGGGAAATGCTTGGTCTTGTTAATGAAGCTAATAATCAATTTGGACAATCTGGTGAATTAGCTTTTTCTGCCATTAATGACAAAGTAAAAGATTTACAAGATGAAATGTTAAAGCTACAAAATCCAATTTTTCAGATTATGACCCTATCTCAATCAATGGCTCAATCATTTGAACGTTCTTTTGAAGGAATTATTAGGGGAACGATGTCTATTAATGATGCGTTTAGAAATCTGTTTAATTCAATAGTAGATCACTTTATAAAATCAGCAGCTCGAATGGCAGCGATCCAGTTCCAGCAAGGTTTATTAGGATTTTTTGGTAATATATTTGGTGGCGGTGGCGGTTTAGCTAGTTCTGCTCAGTTAGGAGCACAAGCAACAGCAATGACAGGCATACCAAGCGGTGCAAATTTACTGCCAGGATCTTTTGGTATTTCAGGCACATTAGCTAGCGGTGGTGCAGCACAAAGAGGAAATTCTTATTTAGTAGGAGAAAGAGGCCCAGAACTATTTACACCAGGAGTTTCTGGTATGGTTACACCAAATCATGCCTTGGGAGGTTCAACTACAGTTATAGTGAATGTAGATGCGTCTGGTACAGATGTTCAAGGAGATGAAGAACAAGGAAGAGAACTTGGTCGTCTTATTTCGGCTGCGGTACAATCTGAATTAATAGAACAGCAAAGACCTGGAGGATTACTTGCATAATGGCTACATTTCCCTCAATAAAACCTACCTATGGAATCCGTAAAAAATCTAAGCCATTAACTAGAACTATTCGTTTTGCAGATGGATATGAACATAGACTTTTATTTGGATTAGCACAACATCAAAATCCAAAACAATTTAGTCTTACTTACGAAGTTTCAGAAACGCAAGCAGATGAAATAGAAACGTTCCTTGATGCCCGTGCAAATGATAGTGCTAGTTTTGATTTTGCTGATGGTTTTTTACCCGAAGAAACTGCCTCAAACTTTAAATTTGTTTGCGAAAATTGGACTAAAACAATACCATATAATAATAGAGCTGTTATTAAAGCTACATTTAGAGAAGTATTTGAACCTGCATCATAATGTCAGTTAATTCAAAAGTATTTAGCAGTTTACAAGACATAAATCCATCAGCGATTATTGAATTATTTACTCTTCAGTTATCTAACGCATTGCATGGTGCAACCACAATCTATAGATTTCATGCTGGCAGTAATTTAAATGCCAATGGCAAAATAGTATGGGCAGGTAATGAATATCTTAGATTTCCTGTACAAGCATCAGGTTTTGCTTTCCAAAAAGGGCAACTGCCTAGGCCAAAATTAATAGTTAGTAATGCTACAGGATTAATTTCAGCAATACTTTTAACTGTTAATGAAACGACTGCTGGCAATGATTTGACAGGGGCTACAGTTACAAGAATAAGAACATTAGCTAAATTTATAGATGCTGTTAACTTTGCTGATGGAACAAATGCCACAGCAGACAGCACAGCAGAATTTCCTCAAGAAATTTATTCTATAGATCGCAAAGCATCAGAAACTAGAGATATTGTTGAATTTGAACTTGCAGCACCAACAGATCTTGCTGGAGTTCGTATTCCAGGTCGTCAAGCCACTCGTTCAATTTTCCCCTCTATTGGTACGTTTGTAGGATGACTTGGAAATACAAAGCATTACTTCATGCTCAACGTGAAGATCCAAAAGAATCTTGTGGATTACTTCTCAATATAAAAGGCAAAGAAAGATATTATCCTTGTAGAAATTTATCTATGACGGAACATCAATGTTTTATTATTGATCCAGAAGATTATGTAAAAGCTGACAATACTGGTGAAATAGTTGCAGTGGTTCATAGCCACCCAATAACTCCACCTATACCTAGTCAAGCAGATAAGATAAGTTGTGAAGAAAGCAATTTACCTTGGCATATCGTAAATCCCAAAACAGAACAATGGGGATACTGTGAACCCTGTGGCTATAAACCACCTTTATTGGGTCGTCAATGGGTATGGGGTATAACTGATTGTTGGAGTTTAGTTAGAGATTGGTATAAAGAAGAAAAAAATATTGAACTTAGGGATTGGGAAAGACCGACAACATTAGAAGAATTTAACAACAAACCTCTGTTTGAGGACTGTGCTTGGCGAACTAATTTTAGAGAACTTAGACCTGATGAAAAATTACAAAATGGAGATGTGCTTCTTATGAGCATTTTGCATCCAACTTTAAATCATGTAGCATTATTTTTTGAAGGAGATGTAATTCATCATTTAACCGATAGACTATCTTGTAGAGAGCCTTACTCTGAATGGCTGTTAAAATGTACAGGAAAGAGGTATCGTTATGCTTCGTAAGATTAAATTGTATGGAGAGTTAGCAAAGTTTGTCGGACATAAGGAGTTCGAGGTAAAAGTGGATACAGTCGGAAAAGCTGTTAGTTTTTTAATACATAATTTTCCAGGTATAGAAGCTTATATGAGTCCAAAGTATTATCAAGTAAAAGTTGGTAATTATGGTGTAAATGAAGAAGAAATACACCACCCCATAGGTAAAAAAGACATACATTTTATTCCCGTAATTAGCGGAGCTGGAAGAGGTCTTGGAAAAATATTATTAGGAGCAGTTTTGATAGGTATAGCTATAGCGTCAGGTGGTGCAGGATTTGGAGCAGGAGGAGCTTTAGGCTTTGGTTCGACTACAGGTAGTTTTAGTTTGGCAGCGATGGGAGGAAATATAGGTATTGGCCTTGTATTGTCAGGAGTAAGCGATATGTTATTTCCCTTACCAGAACCTCAAAAATTTAGTTCTGAAGAAGACCCACAGTTATCATTTAGCTTTAGTGGAGTGCAAAATACATCGAGAGCAGGTACTCCCGTTCCAATAGTTTATGGTGAAATAATTACAGGAAGTGTTGTAATAAGTGCAGCGATTGACACTAATCAGGTGGAAGCATGACAGACAAACCTAAAATTATTAAAGGATCTGGAGGAGCACCATCAGCACCCCCACCTCCTTATCGTGCTCCTGATACTTTACATAGTAGAAGTTTTGCTACTGTTCAAGATTTAATATCTGAGGGTGAAATAGAGGGTTTTGCTAGTGCATCAAAAGAAGAACTTACAAAAGGAACTACAGCTTATGACAATGCCAGTTTAAAAGATGTTTTTCTTAACGACACTCCAATATTAGATTCCACTGCTACAAGTGCTAGTCCTGCCGATACTGACTTTAACTTTCAAGATATAACCTTCAAATCCAAGTTTGGAACGTCAAACCAAACTGCTATGAGTGGTATTCCTGCCGAAAGTAGATCACCTACTGGTGTTGGAGTTGTTGTTCAAAACAGTGATGGTACAGATGCACAAGGGATCATTGGTTCGGTAGTTAGACAGATTTCAAATACAGATGTAGACGCAGTAATCGTTACTTTAACTTGGCCTCAGAT